TCATGGAAGAAGTGCAGATGTATTAAAGACAAGCCAAACAATGGGAATGAGTTGTGTTCAAGGACACTTCCATACTAAATTTGTAATATCTTATTGGGCTAATCCAGACAATCTATTCTTTGGTATGAATGTAGGATGTTTAGTAAATCAAAAATCAATGGCATTTGCTTATGCTAGAAATTTTAGAACTAGATTTATAAATGGTTGTGGTATTGTTATTGATGGTATTCCTAAACTACTTCCAATGGTATTAAATAACAAAGGTAAATGGATTAAAAAATTAGTTTAATCTTTAGGATTATCTGATCTTACTTTATCGCAATGATCTTTAAAAGTTGTAGTACCATTCTTTTGATCCTTGTAGATCATTTCCATTTGCTTATCCCAAGACAAGTATTCAGTTCGTCTAGTTGCATCTATACCAGCATTTGCTTCAGCAGCATTACCAGCTGTTTCGTATGATGCTAGTTGTTCAGCAGTTGGTTGAGCTAATCCATCATAAGTCCAAAATTTAATATAAGCACCAGCACCATCATCATGTAAAGATACTTTTGTATTATCCCAAGTTTTAGAATTAGCCTCTAAATAAAGTTTTGTTTTTGTAAAAAGTGTTGCCATAATTTATTAAACTCCTATTAATTTGTATCCAGAAAAAACAGTACAGTATCTTCCAGCTTGTAATCCTTCTGTACCACCTTCATTGTGGTATAGCCTCATTGTAATTTCATCACCAGCACTTAAAGTAAGTATTCCAGAAACTGCTCCACCATTTCCATTACTTGCAGCTATATTATAAGAAGCAAATAGTCCATTATCTCCAGTACCTCCAATAAAAACCATTACATTAAATTGACCAGTTGCTGCCCAAGAAGCATCTGCTCTTATTGCAGCAGAAACATAATATTTTCCACCTTCTCCACTAGGTACTGTAAATTTATTAGATGCAAAAGCATTATCAGTATCAAATATTTCTGTGTCTAAAGTAACTATTGTAGTTGTACCGCTATCAATATTTTGTCCACTAGATTGAAATGCAGCAAAAGCTGGAGTGTTATCACCACCAATACCAGATACAAAATTTGCTTTAGTCATTTTTCTTAATGCTGAAGCAGAGGCATCATGGATTAAAATAGTATCTCCATCTGCAATAGAAGTTTCTGCTGTGTGTCCAGTAATGGCTGTTGCACTTGTAATTATACCATCTTTAATATTTAAACCATCAACTGTAATTCCGTTAGCGGAAGTGTTTTCTTGGATGGTATCTACTTTAACTATTGAACTCATTATATTTTCAATGCTCCTATTTCAGCATCCGTTAAACCTAATGCTTTTAGTTTATTTGTTGCTGATATTTTATTGTTTGCTACTGCTGTTTCTGCTGTATCATAATCAGATTGTAAAGTTGCTAAGCCAGATGTGCAATCGCTTTCGCTAGGTTTATTTTTACTATCATCATGTATAATTAAATTTGCATAAACTTTATTTTTGCTATCACTCCAACCGAACCATTGTCCAGTATGTAGTTGTGCTAAATAATCTTCTATGTGTGTTGGTCTATTCATCTTATGTGTCTCCTAATCTAATAAATCTAATATATGTTCCATCTCTATCACTACTTCCTACAAGTCTAATATTAGTTGCACTTTCACTTTCATAATGAAGTCTAATTTTGTCATTTGTAGTATTAGTTACATCAAAAATAGTTGCTCCATAAATACAAGAATGTTGATTCGCTACATCTCCAATATGCGTCCAATGTGATAAAAGATCAGCGTAACTTGAGTTATCAGTTGTACCTTTAATGTTTAGTTCAATATAATCAGAATCTCCTTGTACTCTAAATAAATTAAAGTTTGCTTCAACTCTATATAAACCAGTTTGTGGAAAGCTAAATGTTCCAGAACTTTCTGATATAGCTGTTCCTAAAGTTGCTCCTTGTTTACTCCAATTTGCAGTAATATGAGCACCAGTAGTCATAGTAAAATTAGTGCTCATTCTAAATGTAGAAATATTTTCTACTCCACCACCAGGTATTGCTTCAAAAGCTGGAGGCGATCCAGCACCAGTAGAAGTTAAAACTTGTCCGTCATTACCAGTAGCAATCGCAACTGGATTACCAGAAGCATCATAAGAAATAATATTACCATCTGTACCACTAGCCATTTTTGCTAAAGTCACAATGTTATCAGTAAGATTAGTTTCTACTACGGAGTTAGCAGTAACTAGTTTGCTATCTTTAATATTTAATCCGTCAACAGTAACTCCATTGGCTGAAGTTTTTTCTGCTACTGTATCTACTTTTATTTCAGACATTATATTTTCAATGCTCCTATTTCATTATCAGTTAAACCTAATGCTTTTAATTTATTTACTGCGTTTGTTTTATCAGTAACTTTTTGTGTTTCATCTGCATTAACATTAGAAAATTGAGCCTCAATATCTGATTTAGAAATTTCAGCAGTACCATTAAGCCATTCAATACTCCAAGATTTATCTGGAGCAATTGTTAATGTAACTTCTGCATCTGCATTTATTTTTCTAATTGCTGCAATAATTTTATCTTCTAATCTCATTATGCTGCTACCTCCAATAACATTATGACTGAATATCCACCAGCTCCTAATTTTGCTGTTATACCACCACTTTGTTTTCCAAAAATTTTGTAATTAATTGCATTTGTAGTACCAGCACCATTTAAAGTCATTAATGCTCCCGGAGTAAAACCAGCATTATCAATTCTTTCACCAAAGCCATCACCTCCTCCTAAACTTGAATAACTACTACCACCATCTGTGCTTTTTTGAATATCAAAAAAAGCATTGCCACCAGAATTACCAAAAGCAGCAGCAACAATAACTAAAATTTTATTTGATGCTGAAGCTGGAGTTATAGATGCGTTAAGTGTTAAGGAAGCATATGATCCTGAGGTTGTTGTTCTAAAATTTGTATCAGTTCCTTGTACTACTTGTAAAATTTTTCCACCACCAGCTTCAGCCCAAGTCAATCCTCCAGTATTTCCAGATTGAGCAGTAAGCATATAACCATTAACTGCGGAGTTAGAAACTTTAAGATTAGCTTCATCAACAATATTGTCTGCGATAACAGTTGCACCATCTGCTGAAGATGTAACTTCGCCAGAGTGATTAGGATGCGTATAAACTGTATTAGTATCTGCTTGAGGTACTGTAAAACTAGCATCTGGAATAGTGATCGTTCTGTTTGCTGTAACAGAACTTGGAACTACTATGTCTATATAGTGAGAGTTATCTGCATCATATATTCTTAATTTACCTTGATCTTTTACTTCTATAATTCCAGCCATTATATTACTACCACCGTTGAGTTAGAGCCAATAGTTAGAGTTCCAGTTATGGCAACATTTCCAACTAACAGCATATTTTGATTTGCCAATGTTGTATCATTAGCGATTGTATTGTGATGAATAAATGATCCACCATTTGTTGTTAAAGCAATTCCGTTGCCATCCATAATGGCTCTTTCAGTTCCGCCAGTATCAAATCTTAATTTATCTTCATCTGAACTTTCTTCTACTTGAATTTGAGTATCGCTATCTGTATCTGCTATGCTTGATGCACTTCCAAGACCAGTAACAAAATTAGCCTTTGTCATTTTTCTTAAAGCACCACTAGCTGAAGTATCACTAAGTAAAATTAAATCATCATCGGCAATTGATGTTTCGGCTGTTTGACCAGTAATCGTTGCGCTAGTTACAGCTGATACAACTACCCAGTTACTTCCATCATAAAATTTTAAAACATTAGAAGTTGAGTTATAAAATAAATCTCCTTCATTAAGTGATGATGATGGATCACTAGAACCAACTCTATATTTTTCGGCAAAGCTAGTTACACCTGCTACGTTATCAGCTACAGTTGTTACATTAGCTTTGATCGCTTCAATAGCAGTTAAGTCTGAAACAAAATCAGAAGTTGCTAATTGATTAAGATCATTAACTATATCTGTTGTTGCTAAAGTATTTAAGTCATTAACAATATCTGTTGTAGCAAGTTTATTAAGATCAGCTACTACATCACTTGTTCCAAGTAGAGCCATGTCAGCTATAACATCTGAATTACCAAGTAAGGCCATGTCAGCAATTACATCTGTTGTTGCTAATAAAGCCATATCCGCCACAACTGCACTAGCAGCTAAAGTATTAATATTTGTTTGTTCAGATGAACTAGGTTTGATTGCTTCCCAAGCATCTCCACTTGTCCAGTTAAATAATTGATTAGAAGAAGAATTAAAATATAATGCACCTGTTAATAAAGCATTACCATCATTATCAACAGATGGTGCTGAAGATTTTGCTCCTAAATATCTGTCATCAAAACTATCAAAACTTGCAGCAGCATTAGTTTCAGATGTTGAGGCATTAGACGCAGACGTAGCGGCTTCAGATGCTTTAGTAGTTGCGGTGTTAGCTTTAGTTGTAGCTGTTGCCGCAGATGCAGCAGCTTCACTAGCTTTAGTTGTAGCTGTCGTTGCAGATGCAGCAGCCGAAACAGCGTCAACAATTAATGTCCAATAAGATGTATTAGTTAAAGCAGTACCAACTGGTGATGCTTGAATACAAATGTAAATATTATTTAATTGAGCAGTAGTAGTTCCTTTAACTATATCTCTTACAACGTATGCCGCTGTAGTAGTAGTTGCAGAATTACCTTTAAAAGTTCCAATTTCTTGAGCAACTGTAAGTTCACCAGAAGCATCAAAAGATAAAAGTTTGTTAGCACGATCAGTTGCAGAATTTGTAAATTCTGTGCTAGTCATTGTATTAGTTCTAGAAATTTTTATTGATCTATCTGCTTGTTCTTGCAATTCTTGTACTAATGCTAAATTTTTATCAAATGCACTTTCAACACTATCAGCGGTAAAAGGGTCATTTTCTACTAAATCTAACGCTTGTGTTTGTGCAGTTGATCTTCTTAAAATAACAGTTTCCGTATTAGTTGGTATATGGCCAGATTCAAATACTACATTACCACCATTTGCACTACCTGCACCTGTTACTGTATAATGAGTAGTTAAAGTTTTAACCGTTTCTGCTCCTGCGGCAGAACGAATAATAACCTGCATATCAGCAATAGTAGAAATTTGAAACGAATAAGCAAAAGTATCTTGTGAACCCGTACAAGAATAACTGTTTTTAATAATCGTAGTAGAAATTGTCATAATTATTCGTCTATTTTATCAGATTTTTCTTCTTTAATAAAGTTAATAGGATACTCATTATCAGTTTTTTCAATAAATTCAATCAACTTCATTATCTTAATTGATAATTTTTTACTATCAGTTTCAGTAAGAATGTCTTGAAGTAATACACCAGCACCTGCTTGTTGAGATAATTGTTCAATTAATAATGTATTATTTTTTAAATTCTCACCTTTTATAAGTAAGGCTACTTTATGTTTTTCAGTTAAAGTTTCACCACTTAATAGATTATTTATTGCTTCTTTGTAATCAAGTCCAATTTGTGCATTTTCTTTAGTAAAACTTTCCATTCCACCTTCTGATTTATTAGTAAATCCTATTACTGGACTTTCACCTATTTTAATCCATCTGTTAATTATTCTACCTACTACTGGTAAATCAAAAACTTCTTGTATTTCTGCATTTACATTATCTAAATTGCTACTTTTAAATTTATATAAACCTTGACCAGAATAAGTATTAAAGAACCATTTTAATATTTCTTTGTTTTTTCTGTGATCGTCTGCTAAATCTGTTTGTTTATCAATTGCAGTTGAACCTCTAAAATCATCATATGGTGTAGTACCATTCATCCATCCTACTAGGTCTGCAAATAAATCAATTGCAGGGTTCATAGAAGGCCCTTGACCCATTACGTATCCAACTAAATCAGCATAATCCATAAATGAATTTTCTTTTCCGTCTGTACCAATACCCATTGCTTTGTAAAAAAATCCATTAATTAATCTTGAACTTTCATCTTGCGGTATTCTTAAATAAACTGTTCTACCATCTGCTGTTTCACCTAATACAACTGGAATGTAATTTATTTTATCCCATTCTGAAACTCCATATTTGTAAGCCATACCTAATGCTGTACCATACAATCCCATTTCCATAGATTTTTGTAATATTTTAGGCATAAGGTTATATGCTACAAATTTTGAACCAACAGAAAAAGGTGCTTCTTTTGCTCTAACTATATCTGCTCTCCAACCTTCTTTAAATGCATTAGAATATAAATATAAATTATTAGTTAATGCGTTTAATTTACCTTGTCTTAAAAAATTAGGTGATCCTACTTCTGATTGAATTCTTATCATCATTTCTTTATCAGACATTTTTAATTCACCTCTTTTAATCTGATCTCTTTTAAACATTTCACCTCCAATTTTAGGTACACGTTCAAACATTCTAGCTGTATTAGTTAATTGTCTAAATAATAAACCAAATGTTTCATCAAAATATTTATCAAAACCTTTTTTCTTTTTTAATTCACCAAGTAATTGTTCAATAGCAAAAGTGTCTGGGTCTTTTTCTTTTAATAATGCTTTGCTTCCTGCTTGACCTCTATAACCTTCGTTCATAGAAATTAAAAAACCATCTTCTTCCATACGTCTAGTTAATTCAGTACCATCTTTCCAAATAGATTTGTAAGCAGGTTTAACTGCTTTCCAATAATATTTAAGTAATGAATTTTTACCTTTACCTTTTAAATCCAAATATCTTGCACCTTTTAATAATTTAACTGATCTGTTTAAATCTCTACCCAAATTGATTGGCCAAAACGCAGGATTATATTCAGTAAACATTTTTCTAAATACATCACCTGTACGAGTAAATATTCTGTACATCATATGAGTTCCATGAGGATTTTCTTTAAATGATTGTGCAACAAATTTATTAACGTGCCAATGTTGCATTTCACCATTTTTCATGTAACTAAATTGTTCCATGCCTTTTGCTGGTCTTTCATAGGTTACTGCATTACTACCTTTTATAAAAATTTTTTTAGGTTTATAAATAATTCTATCAGATGCTTCTCCAGCTTTTTTGTCGTATCTTTCCATCCAATTTTTGTTTTCTTTTAACCATTTAACTATTAAAGACATTGTTCTATGTCTTCTAGCTTCAACTAATAACAACATATCTTTTTCAAGTGTTGCATTTAAAGGGTTCATAATATCTTCAAATGAACCTTTACTTTTTTTTAAGAAAGCTGTAGCACTTGCATTTGGCCCATATTTTTCTATACGTTCAATTAAATATTTTCTTACATTAAATGTTATGTATTCTTTATTATTTTCTAATTTAGCTATTAATTCTGCACTATACATTCCACTTTCTTTTAATTCTGGAATAACCATTTCATTTCTTACTTTGTAAAATTCATTTGTTAAATTTAATAAATCTGGATGAAGTTTTACATAATAATCATAGGCTTCTTTAGCAGTTCTACCACCCATTATATTACCTAATTTAGGATCAACTTTCATAACACCTAATGAATTTACTAATTTATCTCTTTGAGAACTTTCAGCTATGTTTCTTAAAAATAACATAGTACCAAGATCGCCTGTGCTATACCCTAATTCTTCTGCTGGTTTAACAACTTTGCTTAACATATCATCTGTGTATCTTTTTAATTTAGCATGACGGTATCTGTAATTTTCAATAGACCAGTTTACTTCTTTAGCTAATGGACTATGCCATCTATCTCTACCAGTTCCTTTAAATCTTCTATAAATCCAAAAAAAGTTATCTATTGCTTCCGAACCTAAAATATCTATTTTTGATGCTTTATAATCTTTTTCTTGTGCTTTAATCATTGCTTCGTTAGTTTCTCTAAACATATTACCAATTTTACTAACTACATCACCTAGTCTAGCATCTGATCCAGATTTTAAATCTATTTGTATTCTTTCCCAATTTGCTCTTACTTCTGGTCTAGCATCCATGTAATACATCCACATTTCCCAAGTTCTAGGTGCATTGTTTTTAACCCATTGTGGTCTTAACATAAAAGCCATCATAAAATCAGCCATTAATTCTCTTGGGCCATCTCTATAAGCTGTATATTCTGCGTCTGCTGATCTATTAAATGGTTTCCATTTAGCTGATAAACTTTTAAGTTCTGATGTAATCCATTCTTTATTAACTAGGTTTCTTTCTTTTAATCCTTTTTCAAATCTTTGTTTAAATATTTTGTATGCTTCATTTGTTAATCTACTATCTGTAGGTTTGCCATTAATTTTATCTGCAATAGCTTTTAAATGAGTTGACATCATTCCTTTTAATGCATCTTTAACTACTAATTTTTTTAACGCACCATCTAACTTAACAAATGCATTATAAAATTCTGGATTGATTTTATCTCTAGCACCAGCATCTCTAAAAATTTGAAGTATAGTTTCTGGTGTAATTTCTAATTCTTTAATTTCAACATCTGTTTGTTTCTCTTTTTCTTTAGCTTCTTTCATAGCAGCTTTTTTCATTGCTTCTATTTCTTTTGCAGAAAAAGGTTTTGCACCTTCATTTTTACCGTCAATCCATTTGTTCATGTAACCTTTTAAAGTAGCTATTGAACCTAATATGTTTCCTCTACTTAAAGTACCGTTAGGTAAATAATCAATTAAATGACCTAATTCGTGTGCAAACGTCATCATAAATTGTTCTGGATTTTTTTGTAATGCTTCGTTTATAACTATTCTAGGTGACTTTTTACCTTTAAACTGAAAATAACCATTTAAACCTTCTGGTAGGTTTTTAAGTTCTGGTGATTTTTTAACAAATACTTTGTATAATTCTACAAGATCAATTAAATCTAAACCTCTTGATGAGTTAAATAAGTCTTTCCATGCAGATGCATTACCACTATCTTCTACTTTTGTTTCACTAAAAATATCTCTAGGTATTCACCAGTTATCACCATCTCTACTACTTTTTACTCTATCATAATGTACACCATCTTTTTCTTTAAAATTTTCAAAGTAGTTACTAGCTTGTGCATTTGTTTCACCATTAGTAATTTTTTCTGGTTTTATAGTTGCTAAAATTTTACCGCTTTCTGGATGTAAAAACATTAAAACTTGGTTTTTATCTGAACCCATTAATTCAGCAGTTTTAACTTCACCTTTTTCTGTAAATTTAATTAACTGTTCGTAAGCTGATCTATTAATAGCTACGTTATCATTACCTACTCTAACAATTAAACTATCAGCAGTAAATCTTGATTTACCACCTGCTTCTACTGCAAATAGAATTTCTACTTTTTTAGCAATAGATGATATTCCACCACGATCTTTATTAATTATATCTTTAGCAGTTTTGTATTCTGCTTTACTAACAAGTTTATTGTTTTTAAAACTTTTTGCTAGTTCTGGATAAAATTTAGTTTGTATTGTTATGCCATCATTAGCAATTGTTTTACCATCTAGTGTTTCGTATTTAAATGATGATCCAGTTTCTTTAACTGCTGCTTCTGTTGTAGATTTAAAATTAGTTTCTCTATAAACACCATCTGCATCTTTTGTTACTTCAATAATATCTTTTGCAAATTCACCATTTTCTTGTCTTTCTTTAAATGAGTTATCTTTAGCAATTTTTATAGATAGTTTGTCACCTTCTACTATTACTTCTATTGGTTTAGTTGGTGCTTTTCTTACTTGGCTTTCTAATACAGGAAATTTTACACCATTTGGTTTTTCAACAATTATAATTTGTTCAGTTCCTATTACTTCTTTACCTACAACTTTAGCAACTTCTGTGCCAGATGTAGATATATTAACAGTTTCATTATTTTTATATTTAGGTGGAGGTAATAATTTTATGTTAGCTTGTTTTTCTAATCCTTCTATAACTGTTTTAGAACCTTGTTCAAATATAGTTGGCATTTGACCATTTTCTATTTGAGTTCTAATAGTTATATCTTTTTCCATCATTTGAATAACATCTCTAGGATGAACAGAATATTTACTATAAATGTTTTTAAACATACTCATTCCTCTTATTGAACCATGTATTCCAAATACCAAGACAGTAGCATGAGCAAAGTCTTTTAAAGTAGGTACGTGGCCTTCCATAGCCGCCCCTAGAGTGGTCATAACACCTATTTCTGATGCTAGTCTAGCAGTTGTACTTCCTGTAAGTGCTTTTACTTTAGCACCAACACCAAATGTAGCACCACCAACAACTGCTGCTTTACCTGCTACAATTGCTGTTTTTTTATCCATGTAATGACTTAAAAATTCTGGAAATGTACCAACAAAATTTTCATCAATTGCTCTCATATATGCTGATCTTAAAACTTCTGGTAATGCAAAACCACCAGCACCACACACAACAGGTGTAGCAGGTGCAGATGTACCAGCACTACCTACTAATGCTGCACCTGCTGCCGCAAAACAACCAGCAGCCATAAAAGGTAAATCATTTACTAATGTTACAGCAGCAGAAATAACATCTTTATCAAATCTTTGATCTTGATACATAAACACTTTTTCTATAGCTGCTTTTGGATCAGCTTTGGGGTCATCAATAAATACTTGATAATATCTATCTATTACACCATTTACAGATTGTTCGTATCCATTTGTAAATACGTTATAATAACCTTTACCACCTGTTTTATTTAAGAAAAAATCTCCTGCTTTTGTTAATATGTTTTTTTTATCATCTGGTTTACTTTCTGAACCCCAATAAGCTAATTGTGCTGTTTCATAATCATAATTTTCAGTACCCCATTTACTAAAATATTTATCTGTTCTATCTCTTAATTTTTGATTATCAAGAAGTACATATTCTTGTCCTACACCTGCTTCTATATCTTCTACTTTTTTATAATCACCATGATGATATTCAATATACAATTTTTTCATTGCATCAACATCACCTTTAGCAATAGCTTTAATTAAAGCATCTGAACCAGCACGATTGTATTTTTCACTTCTAGGTATTTCTAAAAAATTAGCTAACGCTAAAGCTTTTTGTTCATCTGGAGATAATCTTGTAGGGTCTTGATGTTTTAATGCTTCTGAAATCCAAACAGGTATTTCAAAATTTTTATTCATTCTTCTGTTAATATTTATAAATCTATTTATTGCAGTTGGAAAACTTGTTTTTCTAAATTGAAACAGGCCAGCAGCACTACCATCTGCATTGTAAATATTTTTATTATCACTTTCTAATGCTGAAACAAATGACATAAATTCATTAAGATACATATTATCCATATCATTAAATCCATAATTTTGTTTAGTATATTCTAATAATGCTAAAGTATTATTGCCTGTTGTAAATGCTGTGTGTAATACATTTATTGGTTCATTAAATTTTCTTTCTTCTTCTGCTTCTTTATATTGTTTATCAAAAACATATCTACCTGTTTCTTCATTATAGCCTTGATTGCCACCTATAATATCTTTAGCGTGCAAACCTTTTATTGTTTTTTGTTGTTCATCATTTAATGCACTTTCTGCTAAAGATAAAGGTTGAGATTTTAATTTTGATGAATCATATACAACATTTGGATAATAATTTTCCATATAATTATCCATAAAACCAATTCTACCTTCTTCATCTTCTTTAAACAATTTATATGCTTCATCTATTTTGTTTGTAATTTCAACTTTGTTTTCATCTTTTAATAATTCAAATGTAGTGTTTTTAATATTGTATTTGCCATCAGTTGTTTTATTAGATTGAATTGTATCTTGTGTTTCAATGTCTGATACTTTCATTAAAGAAGTTTTTTTACCTAAAGTAGTTTCATTATTTGTAATAGCAGTAGTATCTTCTTGCATATCAGTTTCAGATAATGCTTTACTGTTAGTTTCAGTAATTCCGTAAGATTTGTAAATTTCGTTTTTAGTAAAACCACCTTTTTCTAATAAAGGTACTTGCATATCTACGTAGGATTTAATTGTGTCGTTATCAAATCCAGCTTGTGATAATTGTAAAGCTGTTAGTTTCATAGTTATTCAAATTCTGGTGTTAAAAATAAATCTGATATATCTAATGTTTCTATATTTGTTCCTGTAATAACACTAGGTAAATTGTCATTTCTTTTAATTAATTTTTTAGCACGTTTAACATAATCAAAAACACCCTCTCCATCTAATCTAGGCGGCATAACCATATTTGCATTTGCAGGTGTTTTCTTTGCAAAATATTCTGCTGGCATAATGTAAAAAGTTTTATCTGTTGCTGTTGTTCCTTGTATTCCATCTATTTTAGATTGTAATTCTTGTAATCTAGCAGTATCCATAGTGCCTTTGTAAGATGAAATTAAATCATTTAAAATATAATTAGGATGCCTTTGATTAACTAACATATTTTCATACGTAAATCCTTTACGTTCACCTTCAGAAAGTAATCTAAACATATTGTTCATTGCGTTATAAGATTCTTGTGTCATTTTACCACTAGATAATGCATTAGTAATAGCATTTAATCTTTCTGCTGGTGCTAGTGTGTTAATACTTGTTAGTAATTGTAAAACATCTTCACCTGCTCCTATTTCTTTCATAAGCATAGAAGTTGCTCTTGTAGTTAAATCTTTTTTGTAAACATTTCTATCTTTAGTTAATGACATACTTTTTTCATATAATGACATTGCTTTTTCTGGTTTAATTAAACTTTTACCCATTAAATCCCAAAGCACTTCTCTTTCTGCTTCTGTATCCATAGCACCAGAACCAACTAAAAACGTAGCAATTGTTAATGCTTGTTGTCCTTCAACACTATCAAAAGTAGCTGTACCTGCTTTTAAATTTTTTAAACTTGATAAATAAGCATTTTTGTATTTTAATTTTGTAGCAGGTAATAAATTAGATGCATCTAAATCATTTAAAAAACTTTTAGATTGTTCCATTGCTTCTGGATTACCACTTTCTAATCCAATAAGTGTACTAACAAAATCAGTTTTAACTTGTCTATCTTTTTCTTCTTTTTGATTTGTATGTAAACTATCTTGATTAGTATAACTGTCTGTTGCTTGTTTAATTAATGCTTGTCTTATATCATCATCAACAGTTAATTCATTATTATCAAGATCATACATTTTAAAATTTTTATCTCTTAATCTTGATGTAACATTATTCCAATCTACTTCTTGACTTCCATTAGGTGACATTATTAACAAACCATTAGTAGCTTGTAACATTCCATATTTATTATTTGTATAATCTTTTGTTTCTTGTTTAACTGCTCCAAACTTTTCTTGGTCAAACATATTAGTTTCTAAATTTTTCTTTAAATGTAATTCTGTATATAGTTCAAATTGTGATTTAATTTGTGGTAATGAAGTAGAATTTTCTATAGATGTTTTATAGGCAATATTTGCTTCTAAAAAAGCATGACCTGCATTTTTAAGTTTTTGATTAGTAATTTTTTTAGCAACTGCGTTTCTACCTTCAAACATTTTTTGATAAAATAAAGGTTGATATTCTTTCCAAGTTTGCTCATCTAAACTACTTTTAAATTTTTTTTCTGCTGCTAATGACATTTTTTCATAATCCATTGCCCAATTATCTGGAGTTAAAAAATCTTCTCTTGTATCTAAAGATGTTTCAAATTGAGTTGTTTCTCCAAAAAACATAGATGATGATAAATCTTTATTAGTATTAATATCTAATCTTCTCATTTTTGCATCATGGGCATTTTTCATAGCACCATATTGTGTAGCTTTTTCTAAAGCTATTTTTCCAATTTCAGCAATAGCACCACCTTCTTGAACACCAGTAGTTAATGTTCTGCTACTTCTAACACTTCCAACATTTGAATCACTTGTATATCTAGGCAGTTTCATATGTAATCCTATATCTAGCAGGTGTAAAATTTACTTTCATTGTTGTTCCTTTTTCATCTGTTTTATCTGTCCATGCATTAAATTCTTTAGTAGAAGGTTCTGTTCTTGAAAATCCTTCAAATATTTTTTCCATACCATCCCATACTTTAATTAAATATATCATCCTGATTGAGCCGTTTTATTTCCATAACTATAATTAGTTGCACTACTTGCACCAGATAACAATGTTCCTGCCATTTTATATTTTTGTGCTGTAAGTAGTCCAGTAAGTTCTGCATTACTAGCAGCTTTTTGTGTAAAAAATCTTTTTTCTAAAAACCACATATCATTTTCAAATTCTTCAAAATCTGCATTAGCAACAATTAAAGGTGAACCGCTAAATGTAGCACCACTAGCACCAACAGCTGCTCTTTGTTTACTCATTAATTTTGCTTGTGCTTTTAATTGTTTTTGTTTTTCATATTGAAAAGACAATTCATTTTCATAATTTTGCCAAGCAGCATTGTTTTTCATAGTTTTCATTTGTTGACGTTGACCCATCAACGTAACTGCTGTGCTTGCTGCCATTGCGGCTAATACTTGCCATGCCATAATATGTCTTCCTTAATCTGTTGTAGCCAAAGTTCCAGTAATTCCTAGTACTGTCATTGGCAATGGTTGTTCTTGTAAAATTTCTATTTGTCCGTCACGATCCCATCCTAAATTAATTACTCTTTTATCTCCAGTAAATTCTGCAATGTTTTGACCCATTGGTGTAGATGATGTTCTAAAAGGTAACTGATCGCCATTAATTTTAATTCCTACTGTTTTTAATAATCTTACCATAACTTCATTATATCTTTTTTTACGCCCTTGTGCAGTACCAGCTTGTGAACCTGCTTCTACTCTTAAAGTTTTTATTTTAGACGCATATCCTAAACCAATTTCAATACTTTTAAAACTAGCTTTTGAAGGTAAAGTTACTGTAATTGATCCACCTGTTACTGTTTGGTTTGGAAATACAGCGTCACCTACTAAAACTTGTACACTTTCACCTTCTAAATGATTTAAACCAGTAACAACTGTTGTTCCATCATTTACTAAAGCAGATAACGTACTATCCATATTTAAAGTTGGATCAAGATATTCTACATATTGTACTATATTTTCATTAATTCTTCTACGTGTAATTACCCAAGTTTGATTTTCTGATGCTTTTGATATTGAAGAAACACTTTTAACTTGTGCTATTGCAGTTAAAGTATGACTTGCTCCTACTCCATCAGCTATTTGTAATATAGTTCTATCTATAGCTTGTTTGTATGTACTAGCTAATTCAAGTTTATCAGCATCTATTTTATAAATAAAATATGTTTGACCTTCTTCTAAACCAGCTATTTTTGTTCCTCCGCCAGCACTATAAACAATTTCATCACCTGTACTTAAACCGTGTGCTGTAATTGTAATAAATCCATTAAAATTAGCATCATTTAAATAATCTGTTACGCCAGATGCTCCATTAAAAGTAAGTTTATAAGAACCACCTAAAATATTTCTACTCCATGCAACTACATCTTCTTCTCTTTGATAAGTTAATGCTAACAAAGTACCATCATCTCTTACTGCCCAATAAATACTAAAAGGTTCTTGTGCATAATCAACATCAATAATTCCTGTTCCTGTTATATGATCTGCAAGTAAAGTCATGTCTGGTGCAAGATATGCATCATCTTCAAATCTATAAGAAAATTCTCTAATTTTTTTTCTTTGTCTTTGTAAAAATAATATTGAGTTACCAATTTGAATTGGTTGTGTAGTATAACCACCATAAGTAGTTTGTTGTGTAATTTGTACGTTATCGGGTTCTAAAGGCTCACCTGCTGGTTTACCTACTTTAAATTCACCTCCAGCAGTACCAACAATTAAATCTCTAGCAGGTGCTAACCATCTAATTACATTTACTTTGTTTGCAGCAATAGTATAGATAAATCCATCTGCTGCACTACCATCTCCTGCATCAAAATTTTCATACAAACCAGATTGTGAAGCCCATATTGTTTGAGGATAATATGTACTACCTCCAAATACTAATCTTTGTTCAAAAAATGATACTGTTCTAGGATAACCTGTTGTTGCAGACCAAGAACCTAATTGCCATTCTGTTATTGCATTAGAATTTGTAAAAGCTTTAGTAACTGTTGCAACTACTACTGTAGAGTTTGTTCTAGATGTAATTTTAGCTTCTCCACTATTAAATTTTAATATTCTACCTACATCACTTGTCAACCATCCTTGACCATCATTTATTCCAGTTACAGCAGATGCAGTTATATTTCTTGATCCAGTTGATGCAGAAGAAGGAGTTAAAGTAGTTGTTGTTGTATTAACATCCAAATAAGGGCCATTAGTAAATGCAACGTCTGCTAATGTCCATGATGTATGACCTGTTCTAGATAATTTTCTAGGTGGTATTGATTCTTGTACAATATACATAACGTCAGCAGATTGTGTAAATTGTAAATCATATAACATAGCCTCTGTAAAAGTAGTTGATATTTCATAAACTTTAGATGCAGTTCCACCAGAACTGTAAGCATCATAATTTGATGAATTTTCACCTGTTAATGCAAATGTATTAGTTGTAGAACTTGCAACTGTAAATCTTCTTCCATTAAGTCTAGTCATTCCTACTATTCCAGCAATCCAAACATGATCTCCGTTTGAATACCCATGACTATTTGATGTTACTACAGCAGGATTAGCTTTTGTAACTGCACTTATTGTTTTTGCTGTTTCTGTTATTTGACCATTGTCTTTAAAAAATCTAATATAATTATTTCCAAATTCTAAAATGTAAGATTGTTCTATGTTAAATTCAAACGGAATTAATCTTGTAGTTTTACTGCTATCTTTTACTTCTGCAACAAATCTACTTCCATATCTTCTTGATGCTCCTCCTTGTGGAAATACTGTCATGTTTTCCATAAGTTCAACGCCATTATTATATTTTTTAAAATCAACTTGGCCTGCAAGTTTAGGTGTTAATTCACCAGCAGTAAAATTAGTTTGAAATGGATGTACTCTAGCCATTATTTTCTAAAGTCCGTAAATGTATCAGAAACAAGATCGTCTATAAAACCCTCTTGTCCATCAATACTACGTGCTTCAGAAAGTTTATTTAAATAAAGTTTTGACATATCTGCTTGTACTTTGGGAGAGTTAGTTACTGGATATGCTAAATCTGCTGCTAGTTTTGAAGTTAAAGTATCCACAAACATACTATCAAATAAAATTGTATTTGTAATTTGTGATATATACAAAATTTTAGCTGTAGATTCATCTGTTAATAATACTCTACCATGAGTAGGTTCATTTTCTATTTTAAAAATATAATCTGGATGTTCCATTGATAATACTCTCATACAATCAGATGGTATTGCATATTGATATGCAAATCCATAAGCAGGTTTTGTTGTTAATTGTGCTAATGATGTTCTTGTAATTGCAAAGTTCCAAGAATGTGATCTTAAAACTGCATCTCTTGCATCTGTATAAAATGCGTTACAAAGTCTTGCTCTTTCAGTATCATCTGTCAAAGATGTAATAGGATCATCTCCTAATCTTCTTAATGCATTTGAACAAATTGATACTTCTGTAGCCATAATTTTTTATTTTTATATGTAAAAGGGGCGAGTATAAATCGCCCCCAATATTTTTGTTATTAGTCTACTATGTAAGTAATTACACCAGCAACATCATCACTATCTGCTAAAGCAGCAATGCTTTTGATAGTGATAACAACTCCATCTCTACTATGAAAAGTATGATTACCACCAAGCAGTTTACCTGCGGCAGTATTACTTTCCATTGTAAAATAACCAGCAGTATCAACGTCAAGTCCATCAACCATACCATCAACGTCAAGAGCAACTGCTGCTCCATCTACTGATGTATATGCTTGGTTTCCAATATCAATTGTTGCTGAACCAGCAACGATATTGCAATAAAATCTAGATAAACCACCTATGATTTTAACTTTTCCTGCTGGGAGTTTTCCCAACACGATCATTGATCCTGCATCACCGACACCATCTTGATTAAAAGTAAAACTTAAAGTTCTTAATTTACCTTTATCATTTACTGCGTCAGCAGTTACAAGAGGAGTAGCTATTGTGTTAGCGTATTCTGTACTATTTTGTGTTGTTACAGCCATGTCTATATACTCCTATTACTCTGTACAAGCAATTTCAACCATTTTTTCGTCTTCTACTCTCGTAGCTCCGATAGTCATGGATAAAAATACTTGTGTTGCATAGTTCTTATCTGCTCTTTCAGATATCTTTGTTGATATATCTGATCCAACAGCAAGACCTAATGCTGATTGATTGAATGCTAATACTGCTCTATTGCCATCTGCATCTGTTCCTAGTCTTTCAGTTCTGATAAACTTGAAACCCATGAAAGTGTCAATTTGACCTTGTACTAACGCTTTTACTGAATTAAAATCAGCAGAAGTAATTTGAGTAATTGCTAGCAAATCAGAAATTTGACCTGCTGTACATACAACAAATTTTTGTTCGTCTGGATCAGTTTCAGCCGCATCTAAAATTTCTTTAGCAGAAATTAATTTTGCTACTGATAATCCAGCTGAACCATGAACAACTTTTTGTGCTGCTGGTAGAGCAATTGTTGTTCCACCTGCTACTCCGCCAAGTGCATTGCCTGTAGCTGCCGCAATAATTGCGTCATCCATTGCTCTGCCCATTGCGAAAGCACCCGCTTGTGCATATTCAGATTGTGGAGATATAAGCATTCTTACTTTATCTTCTTGGTCAATCAAATCTGCCCAATCGTAATCGTTCATTGTAACTTTTCTTCTACTATGGGGAGTATCTACTCTCGGAGTATCAGAATGTCTGCTTGTTCTTAATTGTGCCGCAGTTGACCCAATTCTTTCAAAAAAATGTGATTTTCCTGTTACTGTTTCAGTTTTAACCGCACTTCTTAATCTAGAACCTTTTTGTTGAGCCAAATGAAACACGTTACTCTTGTATTGTTCTACAAAAGCTGTTGTTATTTGTGTTGACATTTGTTTTAGTCCTTATTTAAAAGTTAGAAATAGGGGGAGTAATAAAAATTATTAATCCATATTCCATAAATCGGTCTTTATCCTTGCGGGAAACCTTATCGTAAACGATACGATCATATCGGAAGTTTAAAGCCAATCATGGCTACTTCTTCGTTTTCCTAAAAAGGGCGAATTAGATTTTGTTAGTATAACACAAATTTAACTTATTTGCCAAATCTTTTCTCATGTAGTTGACGCATATATTCAACTCTTTGTGAATTTTCTCTATGAGATTGATCGTGATAAGGGTCATCTGGATTATTAAATATTGCATCTATTTCAGCTTGTGCATCTAACGGTGAAGTAGCTAAAGTATTATGTTGTGTATTTTTAGCCATATCTTCTGTTACTTCTGCACCTAATCTAGCAAACATTTTTACTACAGCAGGATTGTTACCAGCTTCCGTATTCATTAATTCTCTAATTTCATCATCACCATAAACATCTAATGCTCTTTGTGCGGCTCTTACATTTTTATCATATTCATAGCCCCATTCTTTTTTTAAAGTATTTTCTGTTTCTTCTCTTTGTACTGCAACTTTACTTGGTTCAGTAGAAAGTTGATTGTCAATAGATTTCATTTGAAAATCCATTATTGCTTTTACTTGATCGTTATTTAAACCAATTTGATGTGCTACATTTTTAAATTGTTTAACATCATCATCTTGAAAATAAGATTTATGAGTATCTGGTATATTAATTTCATATTGTTCAGAATTTTCTGGTCTGCCTAATTTACTATACAATTCAGATTTTTCTTCATCTGTTTTAGGTATTGGTATTCTACTACCTAATACTTTTTGTTGATGTACTACTGTTTTAGCAAGACTTTCAACATCTTTAAAATTTTGTAAAGTAGCATCATTTTTAAGTTCATCTGGTAATGATGATTTCCAATCTCCATTATCATTAGTTGCTCCTAAAACTGTTCCAGAACTGGTAGGAGTTATTGCTGTTTCATTTTCAAAAGATTTATCTATTTCGTTACTTAATGTTTCATTTGACATTTTTATTTTCCTTCATTAGATTTATTACTCTGATTAATACCGATCTTTGTCCTTCACGGTATGCTGTTTCATAAGGGTTATTTGAATATGAACTCCTATGATAATAAGCAGATTTTAAATCTGCTAATACTGTTTCACCTTCTTTAGATGCAAACGTAATATTATATTGTGCTTTTAATTCTTTTAAATCGTCTTTTTCATTCGCCATATTAACCTGTCATATCAGACATACCCATATCATCAGCCATATTATCCATAGCTGTCTGTACGTTAGGGTCTGCTAGTTTTTTAGTAGCATCAGCTGATGTATTCATTGCTTGTGCTTCTTGTTGTGCTTGTTGAGCCATTTGTGCTTGTTGTTGTGCTTCTGCTGCCGCTGCTCTTATTTCTTCTACCTGTTCTGAACTTCTTAAAACAGTTTTAGGTACTCCTAATAATCTTGCTCTCATTCTAATAGCTTCATCATGGTCTATGTTATCCATAATTGATGGATCAACTTGTCCAATGTTCATTGCTAATGTATATAATCTTTCAATAGCAACTGCTTCTTCCATTCTTTGAGAACGTGCTAAAGGCCCAACATATTCAATATCTATTTTACTGTCGCCAATAATTTCTGGTGCATCTTTAAAAGCACCTGCTCTAAACATAATTCCAAATACTCTTTCAATTAATGGATTTAAAAATTCAGTTTGGAAACGACCTAATGTTGGCCCAAGTAATCTTTGCATAAGTTCGTATCTAACTTGAACTTCTGTTGCTGTCATTTGTGGGCCATCTTGTAATTGTAATTGATCTGAATAATATGCTTGTCTAATAGCAGTTCTTAATTGGCCTTCTTTCATATCTGTAATTTGCCAATTAGCACCAATTTCTAATGGTTTAACTGCACCATCATGTCTAATAACTGTAATACCAGCAGGGGTCATTCTAACTCTACCAATTACTCCATCATCTTGAACAAGTAATGGTGGATCAATTGCTTTAGCCCAAGCTTTTAATCCAATTTCAACTGCTTTGTTTAAAGTTTTAATATCTGGTAACGCATTATAACTTGGTGATCTTCCAAAAATTTCACCTGTTGCTTTAGACCATCTAGGTACTAAATATGGAAACTCATTATAACCACCAGATCGTACAACCATTTTATCTTCTTCACAAACATGACATGAATGAAAAGGTAATTTAGTATTTGATTTTCCTATTGCTCTTTCATAATCTTTTGTTGGTTCTACTCCATGAATAAAACTAAATTTTTTATCTGGTTTTTCTGTTGCTGCTTGTAAAACTTTTTCACCTAAATTTTTTTCTCCAAATTCTTGTACAGCTTGTCTAGCTGTTAATTTATATTTTCTATAAAGTGTATCTACTTTTCCATTTATATTTTCTTGAATATAATATTCTGCAATATGTAAAGTATTAAAATGAATTCCATCTTTTTCAAATCCTTCATTGCCTTCTTCAACAAAAATAGCAGCAGTTCCAATAGAACATAAATCTAAATATAATTCATGTACTTCTGTGTTAAAATTTGTATCGTTAAAATTATCATACATTCTACGACCAGTATCTTCTAACCAGACTTGTACATCTCTATCTTTATTTAAATTTTCATCTCTTAATTTTATATTAAACCAAGCTAGTGATGGAGATGTAAGTGTTCCATGTAAACTTGCAGCTAATAAATTGTTTGCAGTTATTGCTGTACTATCAAATAAAACTTCTGTACGTTTTTCACCTCTTGTTCTTAAAGTAGTAACGTCAGCTTTTCTTGGCATAACGTAATCAAGAATTTCTTGCCAGTTTGATTCCCACGTACCTCTATCATTGGCTAAAGCATCTACACGCTTTTTAATATACTCATATGTTGCCATGTTATTTTTTTTTCATCCAGTTTTCATTTGAGCATAAGCTTTTTTAGAAACTGTAGATTTAGATTTTGGTCTGGAAGTGCCAGCAGCTTTTCTAGCGTTAATATTTTTAACCAAAGAATTTTTAGTGTAAGCCATATTATTTATTTTTTGGTTTAGGTTTTGGTTTAGGTTTAGGTTTAGTTGGTCTTCCTACTTTTGATCCGTATGTTCCTTGTCCGTATGGCATATTATTTCCTATTTGTTAATTATATTTTTTTTCCGCCTAATAATGTTTGTGATGTATCTGCTTCTTCTTCTACACCTTTACCACTTGTTAAAATTGTTCCATATTGACCTTTTTTTTTTGTAGCTAACATTTTACCTTTTTCAGCTTCAAATTTTGCTTCTGCGGCATTTGTTTTTTCCATGACAGAATTGTCTATTGGTGGTGGTGCTTGCATTGGTGCTTTTCCGCCCATAATTTATTCTCCTAAATCCATTTGCATTCTTGTTTTAACATACCGTATATAGCCGCATCAACAAAATTATTATCTATTTTCATAACTTGTCTTACAACGCCTTCTTTTGTCCAACCAGTTCCAGATAAAATACGTTCATTTCTTTTGTATCCATTTCTACAAACAGCTGTCATACGACCACAGCCGATTTGTTTAAAACCGTAGTCAAACACGTATCTTATATGTTTTCTGGAAAATAATCTAGGACTTTCTATAGCTAAATGTACATAAATATTATTGCCATCATAATCAGTAAATAAAAAACCACCTAATATTTTATCATCTTCTATAAAACCAATATAAGAATATTCATCAGCTATATCTGCACTTATATGACAAGCTTTTTTAAGATACTCACCAATTGGTTTTCTCCATTTGTCGTTTGTAACGACTTCAATCATAAATTATGCTTTTATTTTTTTTTTCTTACCCGCACCTAAAACAGTTTTAGCAACATTAGCATCATCTTCTAAACCTTTTGCAGAAGTCATAATTGTACTTCCACCATATCCAGAACCAGCTAATTTTGCTTTTTCTTGCATTGAAGTATCTACAGTTTTTTTTTCTGGTTCTGCTATTGCTGCTGCTGGTGCTTGTGCTTGTGCTGCTGGTGGTGCAATTACTTTAAAAATTCTTCTAGTAATTGATCTTACAAATCCGCCCATTTTTTATCCTTTGTTAATTAAATACATTAAACTCATAATCTGATTGTGTTTGTAATCTTTCATATGTTTTTGTTCTAGCTTTTCTTAACGACATAACCGCATATCTCATAGCAGAAATAACGTCATCATTAGCTGGTACAATTTTACCATCTTTTCTATGATACATTCGCAATTCTTCAAACAGTTTACCTTGATTTTTAAAAATTTTCAACCTTTGTGTTTTAAATCTTGTATATAATTCTTGAATACCTGCTTCTACAGAATTACCTCCTGTATTTTCTTTTTGTCCATTTGCAGGTGGATTAGTAAAATGCTCTCTAGTCATATTTACGCCTTCTTCCCTGTATTGTTGTGTTAAACTTTTACCAGAACCTTTATCAGCTTGCCTTCCATCCATAGGCCATACTACAGGTATATATTTACCTCTCATTTTGATTGCAGATGCGTGAATAGGTACTGCTTCTTGCCTCATAGCATAATTATCATAAACATAAGCTGTATCTGTATCTCTATCCCAAGCAACCCATACTGCGGCTGTTGGGTGATCCCAACCAAAGTCTAATCCACAAATTTTTGGCCAATGATTTGGTATTTCTATTTCATCACAAATAATATCTTCTTCTGCAATAGGAAAAACTAAACCAGAACCTAATTGTGGTATTCCACGTTCTCTCATTTTTCTTTCGTGTGGTGGTAAAGCCGCTAAAATTTGATCTCTAACTTTTTTTGTCATATGAGGTGCGTCATCCCATCCTGCTGTTATTAATGCTTGGCCTGCTCTTAAATTATTTACAAATTGTGCAACTGTTTCTGTCATTCCGCTTTCTGGAGTAAACGTCATATATACTATTCCGCCTTTATCAGCTGTTCTTGTAAGTGATTGTGTGTAAATTGGAGTAGGTGGTTCTTCATCTAGCCAAATTACATCTACACTTTCTCCCATCCATTTTTCTTTACCCATATCATAAGATTTAAAACCTATTCTAGAATTACCTCCAGAAACGTGTTTTACTATAACCGAGTTTAAGGCATTTGGTACACCCGCTTTTCTAACAGTTTCCACAATGTATTTTCGTGGTACTGAACCTGTACCTTTTGCCGAAGGATCGTCTGGTTGACCGATAAGTTCTTTTTGGCAAACATCCCTAGTGGTTTCGTTAGAAACTCCCCCAGCCCAAGCACGAATTGGTCTGTTAAACCGTTTACCTTCCCACCACGTTGGGTAAAGACCCGTCACATGGTACGCCATTTCCATAGCCCCACTAAAGGACTTACCGATTCTATTTCCAGCCATAAGCAATCTTTGTTGTGCTTCTGTATTATGAAATTTGATTTGGTAATCATATGGTTTATAGTCATTCATACGATTAGTAGTTTTACGTAGTTCTAATTCTTTAGCTATCTTAACAGCTTGTTCTAGATCATCACTTGTCATTTTTTAAAATATACTTTCTACGTATTTTTCGTGGTGTTGATAACTCAAAAATTTCTTCGGTGGTCATATGCGTTTTGTCGTCAAAGCCATAATGCTGTGTAGCAGTATAAGGAATTCTATCAACAAGAACATACCTATAGATATACGCACCTTTTTGATAATGCAACAAAGTTTGTGGTTTTTTTATCTGTAAAAATTTACGTGCCATAATTATCCCATATAGTTTAATTTTTTTACATATGCAACCTATTAACTTTAGTTAATATCTAAATATACCAATCGCTGTGCGGAGGAATGCATTGATTAGTGGCAGGAAAGTCCGTTTGGGGGGTGGGGGTCAAAACAGGGGCTTCTGTTCTCATGTTTTTTTCTTTTATCTGTGCGTATGTAGGTGAGTAGGAGAACATAGCAGGGGTAACATTGCCTAGACCACGCAACATAAGGCACGAGCCAGCCAAAACGTGTGTGTGTGTGCGGACACCCTTCTTCTGGCCATCTTACGCAGGTAATCAGAGTGACGAGGCTTGTCATAGCCTATAGGTGTTATGTCTGTCTATGAGCAGATATGGAGGAGCAATGACCTAGTTTAAGCTAGACCCGCCATCATTGGGATCAGTAAGTTTAATGATCTTCATGTTATTAAGTAAGTGATCTAGTTCCGCTTTAAGTTCCTCGTCTGTCTTCTTACCCGTTATGTCTTCAAACTTGGTTGTCGTCTGGTAACCCGTACGATCTAGCAATGAGTTGATTGCACCTAGTTGAACGCTTGGAGTAGTCTTGTCGTTCTCAATCAGTTTTTTAAGCTTATCCACCGCCATAGGTACAGCAGAGCCTAGAAGCTTCTTGGTAGCACTTTCAATCTGGTTTTGTAGCTTGTTTTTGAGTTCGTAACCTTGTTGCTCGGCTGTCTTCTCGGAGTAGCCCGCCTTGATCGCAGATTGAGTAGCGTTGCCCGTCTGGCTAAAGTACTCAATAAACATTTTTTGTTTGTCTGTAAGGTTTTGTGACATATTTGCAACATTATAAACTAAAGTTTTTTTTTATGCAAATTGTTATTTTATGGGTTGACGGGTTTTATCAAATAATTTAATTATTAACTTATGTTAATTAAAATAGGAGAGAAACATGAGCAATATGGTTAAATATATAACTAAACAATCACCAACTTTAACGC